GCCGGAATAGGCTGTGATGTTGTCTGGGTAGAGGTTCAGCGTCGCTTTTTCGTGGGTGTAGTAGAAGTATTCGGCGATACGAACCATGTCTTCCGAGAGCCATTGAGAAAGGCTCTGGTCGCCCACGCCTTGCGACATGAGGCTAGAAACCGGCGAAGCATCTGGAAACATGCGCTCATAATCGGCCTTGCTCACGTCTTCGGTGATAAAGCACCACTCGGCGTCCGCGCCACAGGGGTCTTGAATGGTCGGGTCCATGTAGACCGAGAACGAGTTCCGCACCCGCCCGATCTTGATGTCCTGGTCGAAGCTGTCCTCGCGGGCGTACTCCGTCAGGATGCGAATATAGCCCTCGCCGTAGGTCACCTGGTTGTCGCAGGCCGTGTCGTAGGCCACGTCGGCGTCCGAGATGTACTCGATGTGCCGCACCATGCCGTCAAATATCTCGGCCACGCGCACGTCGGCGCGGTCGTCAGCCGGGATCACCTTGCCGGTCGGCCGGTTCTGCCGCTGCTCGTTGGTCACCTGGCGCACATGCTGCGGCAGCTTGTTGATCGTCAGGCACGGCCGCGCGTTGATCGTCTGGCCCTGCACAGACCCGCGCGTCGCCAACACGTCCGCCGGCCACTGCCACTGGTTGTCGGGCGACCCGGCCATGAACCGCAGGTCGTCCAGTTCGTCCTCGCGGCTGTCCGAGTAGGCCGACAACGCCAGCGTGTAGCGGCGGCGCATGACGGACAGACGGTCCTTGTCGTCGGCGTCCGCTACCCGTCCCGCAGCGTCTACGTCGTTGGCCATTACTTGCCTTTCTTAGCCGCCGCGCGCTTGGTTGCGTACGCAATGGCGACAGCCTGTTTTGCCGGCTTGCCGGCAGAAATTTCAGCCTTCACGTTCTTGCGAAAGGCGTCCTTGGAGGTGGACTTCACCAGCGGCATCAGGCACCCATCCATGAGTTGAGGGCAGCGCCGGGAGCATACCCGCGCCGCGGGGCGCGGTCAACATATTCTCGATGAGCCACCGGAAACGCAAACGTCACCGCGATGGCGTCCGCAGCGTCAGGGCTGGCCAGCCCGCGCAACTTCATGTCCTTCTTGCTCTCTAGGAAAATCGTCCCTTTGCTGTCGGGCTTCATCATCGGCCCGGTCAGGTCGTTCTTGAGGTAGCGGTCCAGCGGGATGGACGCGTCCTTCAGCCAGGTCCGCATCTCGCCCCACATCTCGGCCCGCTTGTTGCCCCACATCAGCGGGTTCTTCGACTTGTTCCCGAAGTTGACCCCCTTGATCTTGTACCGCTGCTCCTTCAGCCGGTCGACGATGCCGGCGCCCAGCCCGCCCTCGTCGATCACCACCAGCGCCGGTTTGTACGTTTCGATGGCGTCGATGACGTGGCCCACCACCGTCATGGTGTCGTCGCCCTTGTGGCGCTTGATCGCCACAATGTCGCGTCCCTGCCGGATGGCGATGACCGTACTGTCGGACCCGAACCGTGCCGGGTCCACGCCGATGATGATGGGCGCCGACGGGTCCTTGTGCTGCGGTCGGCGCATGGCGTCGTCGACAGTGGAGGCCCCGATGAACTGGTCGTCGGACGCGTTGGGGAACTGACCGTACACCTCGACGTGGGCCTGGGTGCTGTCGGGGCCGTACTCGTCGATAATCTGCTGGTAGACCTGCTTGTCCGTATGCTCAACCGTGCGCGCGTCCACGATCTTGGTGTCCCAAAAGTCGCGCTTGGAGTGAAAGCATTCGTAGAAGTACCCACTGTTGCGTCGCGGGTTGCTGAACGCCAGCCAGAAGCGGTGCGGCGTGTTCTCCGTGAAGAAGCCCGCCGCGACCGACCAGATGCTGTCGTCGATACCGCTGGCTTCGTCAAACACCAGCATGACCCCGGCGAAGTTGTGGACCCCCGCGTAGGCGTCGGGGTTCTCCGCCGACCACAGCCGCCCCTCTACGCCCCAGTACCGGGTGCCCATCTTGAGGTCGCGCTCCACCAGTTCCGTCAGCCACTTGGCCGGCATCAGCCGCGTGGCGCTGACCTCAAACCAATGGTTGTTGAGCGCCATACTGAGCCACTTGGTGATTTCCGCCCATGTGATCGACCGAAGCTGCGCCTCGGAGTTGGCCGACACGATGGTTGTCGAGCCAATCCGCGTGGTCAGCATCCAGATGACCAGCCAACTGACCAGCGCCGACTTGCCGATCCCGCGGCCGGATGACGTCGCCATCCTGAGCGTGTCGAAGTCGACCTTGCCGTTGTTCTGCTTCACGTGGTCGGCGATGCGTTGCAGCACCTCGCGCTGCCACTTGCGCGGGCCGTCAAAGTGTTCCAGCGGTGTGCCAGGCTGGCCCCACGGGAACACGAACAGCACGAACTTCAGCGGGTCGTCCTTAATGGCCGGCGTCCACAGCCGGCTCATCAGTTCCATTTCGTCGTCGGCGCTATACCGTGTGGTTTGCATCTTCTGCCTTATCTGCCGTCAACAATCCATCACTTGGCTCGGCTAGGCCCTCGATGACGCGGCGCTGGGCCTCTTGCAGCGCGGAGGTGATGGAGATGGTCTGGTTGACCTCGACCTGCACGGCTTGCTTGGCGACCCAGCCGTGGACGTGCTTCAGCACATCCAGCGCGGCCTTGGCGTCGCCGGCGCGGGCGGCGTCATGCAGCATCTTGGACATCTCCATCTCGCCGTCGGCCCGGCCCTTCTCCGCGGCCAGCGCCGCCAGCGGGTCGAACTCGCACAACGCGCGGTATTCAGCCGGCGTCATGCCGGAGGCGAGCGCCAACGTCTCGCCACGCAATCCATTACGCGCGGCGTGATAGATGGCTTCGAGCCGGGCCTCGGTAGCCTGCAACTTGCGCGGTTCATAGGGGAGCGAAAAGACGGCCATAGATTTTGTATAGCACGGCGATTTGGTTTTGCAAAAAATAAAAAAGTTTTTGCGGACCCTCCGTGACCGTGACGGGGCGGCCGCCGGCCCCCCGCCCCCCGGCTCTCCGCAAACCGCACCAAAGCCAGGGCGCCGCGCCAGCATCGCGCGCCAAGGCTAGGCGCCAGGCGTAACGGGTTCTGTTACCATGCAGCAAGCGACCAGGCGTCAAACATTCTGTTACTCGGTCAAATAGGCAATCTAGGCAATGCGGAAAACATCGCGCCAGGGCGACACGCACCAGCTAGCTGCTGGCGTAATAGAATATATTGTGGGATGCGCGGGCCGTTTGCGCGGGGCTTGGGGAGCGATAGGTCAAATAGGCAATCTAGGCAATGCGGTTTTCAGTCGCCACCGCTCGACAGTCTATAAGCTATTACATTAGCATTAACTAATATATTAACGCACTTGCATTGAATATTATAAGATAATACCTAGAATGCCTAGGAAAACTGAAAAAAGCTTTGTTCTCCAACTACATAGGCCGCCGTGCCGTCACCTTGGCCTAGGCAAGCGCAAACCCTACCGATTTTCCGATTTTTTCATCCCACATTACATTTTTGTAATGTAATAAATTCTAGGTTGCCTTATTCTCGCCACAATTAGCCTGTAAAAGAATCTGCATCGGTCAAATCGATGGCCTATTTTATGGAGGGATTAAAATGTTTCACCTGGTAAATATCGCCTTGGGCTGCATGGTCGTCGGTCTCATGGTGGCATGGTTTCATCTGATCTTGATCGCGCCGTGGGGCTGACATGCAAGAAAATCTATTGCACGATGCGGGCATTTGCGCTTTCTTTCTGGCGCTGTTCGTTTGGCTTCTAGTCTTTTGATCGGGGAGGATCACACCATGGATAGCGCAATCAAAACTAATCGCCTTTTTCCGGCGTATACTCTGGCAGAATTGGAAGCTTTCGCGGCGCAAGGCAAGGCAAACCCTGCCATGCTTGGTGAAATAGAGGCGCGCAAATCTGGCGCCAGCAAGCCTCTTGTTGTGCCGCAAATTAAGCCTTTATCTGCGCGCGGCTAGGGTTAGCTTCGGCGATGGCAGGCTTGCTTGCCATCTTCCAAGCCAATCAGGGCTTGACCACAAAAGGGAGTGCCACAAATGCCTAATTACCCTTCAGCCATTCCGCACCCTTGGATTGGCGATGATTTGCTTGCGGATGCGTACCGGCGGGGCTGGAGCCATGGCCACGGGATAGCCTGCCATAACGTGCCGGATATTGGCGCGCGACTTTGGGTTGATGATTGGGGCCGGGTAATAACTGTTGATGAGGATAATATACGCGAGGTTCACCAAAGCCTAAGTTTTTCGGCAGAAGCTAACTCGCGCAGCTATTCACCATTTGAGTTTACGGCGCATGAGTTTAACGAAAGCGAGTTTCATGAGGATTTATGGTCCGCTTTTGAGTCTGGAACCTCAGACGCCATTTTCGCGGATTTGGCGGAATATACTGATGAGGATTACGGAATTGAGGTGGCAGAATAGGCCGGGGCTGATTTGGGCGATGGCAGGCTTGCTTGCCATCTTCCAAGCCAATCGGGGCTTGAGTGAGAGAGGAACAGGGTAATGGAAAGCTTATTCGAACAATTCGCTGGCGCAGACTTGGACCGTTTGGCCGAGTGCATCAAGGCGATACGCAAGGCAGGCTTGCAGACAAGCAAACACACGCAAGCTGGGGTCAACCAATCCAATGGAAATGTCTGGGTTTGGGATGAAGATTGGGTGGGTTCTGTTTTTTGTTCTATCGGCTTCGATCTTTATTGGTGCCACACGTGCAATGAGTGTGGGGAAGAATACCTTTTCACTGACTATGACATGATGGCGGAATACATCGAAAAGCATGACGGCCAGTGCGAGGCTTGCGTTGACGTTAAGGCGGATGCGTGACTAGGCAAGGGCCGCAAGGCCCTCGCCCTCACAAGGCGCCCATGGGGCACCCTGTGACGGCGACAATGCCGAACATGAGAGGGAAAGAACCATGCCTTTATTCGTTGTGTATCTAGAATATGGCCGCACCATCACCATGCGCGCGACGCTGGAGATAGACGCC